CAAATACATCGTCAATATTCAGCGTTGAACAGGTATAAACATCTAGTTGCATCAAAGCGGGGTCTACTTCGTCCCATACATGCATGGCAATATGACTCGTTTCGATAATAGTTACCGCCGTCAAGCCTTGATTACCCTCCATGTCCGAATACACGGCATACGGTCCCATAAGTATCTTCATACCAATCTTATCCACGAGAAGTTTCATCCAATCTTGAATGGCCTCTGCACACTTAGGCGGATTTTTAAGTTCGGCGCGAATGATTAAATGCTTATGTTCCAGTATTTGACCCATCAAAGTATCTCCGTATGAAATTCCGAGAACAGTTATTTATTAGTGTCGGAGCTTTGATATTTTATAACCCCCACGGACGCTTGACGCCCCATTTTATGGGGTTATGTCCATCTCTTACGAATAATTTTCTTATTCTTCGGAGATACTCTCGGGCTTTTTTGATACTCGCTTCTTCTTAACCTCGGGCTTCTTCCAACCAGTAAGAAAACTCTCTAGCACATCGGCAAGAGCAGGATAAACGGCAAGAATATTTTGATCCTTTACTGCATCCAGAAGGTTTGTTTCATTTGGATGGCATCCTTGGCAAATCTGCATCCAGATTTCTTCACGGCGCCACTGCGGAATCTTGGCCGCGCTGCCATTTGGAAGAAGGGTTAGAATGCGACGGAATTCCATCGTGATTGTGGTGTCTGCGATACCGTCGGGCAAACCCTCATTCTTAATCGGGGTCTTGCCTTCGGGTAGATTATATGGACCTTGTTCATATCCTACACCCCATGCCAAGAACCGCATAAGAATAGAGTTACCAGTAGAGATTGCACGAACCCGCTCACGTAATTCGTCTACGTTCTTTACCTCTGTTGCCCAATCTAGGGCTTCATTGATATACTTAAACTTCTTAGGCTGTAATCTTGTTACCATCGCTAATTCTCTTTCTCAATTCAGTAGTGCTAAAGCTATGCCTGCGACTATTGTAATAAACTTCGATTCCTAGTTCGTCACCAGTAAACCGTTTATCGTAATAATCTTGGCCGATGATGCGAACATCCCAGTCATAGCATTGTAGTATATTTAGCAAGTCTTCTTCGGTTGTATATGGAATGATATCGTCCACATACTTACAGGCTTGCACCTGAATATATCGCTCAACCAGGGATTGAACAGGCTTGTTCTTCTCAGGTCGGTCAATCGTTGGGTCAGTCTGTAGTGCTACGACCAATCGGTCACACTGTTCTTTGGCTTCTTGTAGCATAAGAACGTGTCCTGCGTGAAACAGGTCAAAGCAACTGGCTGTGATGCCTACTCGTTCGGTGGAGCTATTAAAATTCATCGATCAAATCAATCATCTGTTTCATACGGTTTGCAATAAAGTAGTTCAGGAGACCACTGCGGTCGCCACCCTTTTGCTTTTCGTAACTATCTATGATAGCTTCTTTAATATCTTCTGGAATACGCGACAAGTCAACCAGTTCACGGTTGCGCTGGAAGTTACGCCACATTTCATCACTGGTGATGAAGTCTTCTGGCTTTTGGTGCTTCCACTCAGCGACCTTATCTTTCTTCATGGGACGCTGGCGTGAACCAGTCACGAACGTATCATCATCTGATAAGATGTTAGGAACACCGTCACCCTTATCGCCCATAATGATATGTTCCATGAGAACTGCTTCTGGCTTATCTGTCAGCTTGACAAACTTCTTCTGCACAGGTGCATACTGCTTGACATTAGACCACTTCTGCAATTGATTGAAGTCGTGGTCGCCAGATAGGACGAGAAACGGCTCTGCACTAGGCAGAAGGCCATCTGTGTTCGAAGTCTGACTATATTCAGCCAAAGCACCGATTACATCATCTGCTTCTGCACCGTCAACATCGATTACAGGATAAGGGAAGTGTTCTGACAATTCTGCACGAACTTGATGTAGTGCTTCGAAGATGGAATTCCAATCAAAGCCACTATCTGCACGGCTCTTCTTGCGATTTGCCTTGTAGTTAGGGAAGAACTGGCGCCGCCAGTAGTGGCGATTGTCACATGCAATAACAATCTCGCCGAACTCTGGTCCGAACTTGCGCTTGTAAGAACGGATTGAATTGATAATCATGTGACGTATCAGAGTCAGATTAACCTCTACATCGCGGCGACCACCAAGTTCTGCCATCATGTTGCTAATTGCAACTTGGTTAAAATCTACTACAATCATTCGCTTTCACCTTTGCTTTGAGTTAAGACTTCGCGAAGGTCATCCAGAAGATTGATTTCTGGACAGTGAACGCCAGCTTGACGCATATACATGCCTTGAATCATAACAGCAATAACGGCACAATCGCCGTTAAAGTTGTCATTGAACTTACCTAGCTTCTTGTCTACGGCTCTCAAAATGCCATTCAGACAAGCATGGGCAAAAGCCTCAGCGTCCTGATATGCAGCATATTCGGTAGCACCTTCAAGAAAATAATTGTAGGATTCTAAATCTTCTTTAGTGGGCGGTGCCGCACGAGGACGAAGATAGGTCACGTTATCATTATCTGACATTAAAAGACTTTCAAAATTAGAGTTGTTGCCGTGAGTCGAGGGCGCACATTCGCATTCTTACTTTTAACAGAAGAATACCATTTTGTCAAGTCTTTTTTAGCAGTAGCAGAAAATGCAGGAATCTGTTCTTCTGGCTTTCGAAGTAATTTACAACTGGACATAGACTCCTCATAGCCAACGAGAGATGCACCCTTTACAGTGATGCCGCCACCGACTGGACTATAATACTTGGAAATCTTACGTGTCTTTGTATCGAACGTCCAGACTTCACTACAGTTAAGAAGGTTAACTGGGTCGACACTCTTACCGAACTTGGCATCTTCGGCAAGAAATTTGATGCCTCTGACCAGCTTTGTCTTATCTTTAGGCTTCTTCTTACGAACCTTAGCAACCTGCTTACTGATATAAGACTTCTTGAGGTCATTGACATAACCTTCGACAAGCTGGACAATCTTCTTGATGATTGTAATACCAGAGAACGGGAAAGAATCCATGAACTCAATCTGTTCTTCTGTCAAGGTCTTTCTATCGGTCCGACGAAGTTCCAGGACTTCCGAATATTCTGCCAGAAGAGGCTGGAGCTTATCGGCACAGTCTGCATACTGTTTATCATTCATCTTATATGGCATAAGAATTTGACCCATAGTTTTAGGGTCTTCGCCAGCAATAATATTTTCGATTTCGTCATTTACGTCCGAAACAATATAGGTAGAAGCCAGCTTAACGGGCTTGACTACCTTGACCACAGGAGCGGCAACAGGCTCATCTTCATCATCTGACTTGATGCGCTTGTTTGCCACTTCCTGGATCTTTTCCCAGATGCGGTTCTGGTGAACTTCGCTCACAGGGAAGCCACGCATGGCAATTCTAGCCGTGTTGGCATAGGTTCTAGGTAGAAACTTATCTGGTACCTGACTGATAGCCTTTAGCTTTTCTTTATCGGCTTTGAACCAATCAACAAGAAAAGCACGACAGTCTTTGGTATCTACAATGTAGTTATACCAGTTGAGAGCCTTACTGAATTCGCTTTGATAGTCTACCGGCTCATAGCTATCGGCCCAGATAGGCTCGACACCAACAAACTTCGACTCAGCAATAGGTACCTTAAGTTTATACATAACCACTCCTTCTCAATATATCTTACTATACGATAAATTGAGTCGTTTGTCAACCCTCAAATGTTACTGAAATTACAGTATCATAGCGAAAAGAACGCCAAGCATTCTTCTCTAAATCCCATACAGCCAGCGAATCAGTAGGACCCTTTTTCTGAACGGCTTCTTCTAGTTCGGTCTGCTTGGGAAGCACCGATTCCTGTAGAGTGCATCGCATTACTCGCTCATCACCATTCGCTTTGGTAAAGGTAACAGTGCCGATTTTAGCACGAAGATTATTCTTAAGGTCTTCGCGCATTGCTTCAACGTCGGTCATCATTTCACATTCTCCTAATATTTTTTTCATCAACTATAATTTGACCCCTTGCATTTCGGCGAGGAGGATCTGGCATCGGAATATCGTGAGTAGAACCATGTTTCTCAAACTTAAAAAAGTCAGGAACTTCCGGTGTGGGAGCTTTTGGTTTCTTCTTACGTATTTTCTTAGCTTTTGGTGTCTCGATTGGAGCTTTCGGTTCATCAACTTCAACAGGGACAATAACCACTGTATCTGATTCTTCTCGTTTTGTCAACCCTAAAAATGTCATATTTGCTGCAATTATTAAAAGAATTGCCAATGGGTCGAAAACAAAGATAAGAATGATAATCATCATACGAACGGCCTTATCGATGGTGGCGCTATCACCACTACCGTAAAACAGTTCCGCTACATATTTGATTGGTCCTACTTCCGCTTCGA